GCATCTACGCCACAACTCTCTCTAAAGTTGCCAGTAGAGAAAGTCTTCTCTCGGTTGATTTTCAGGCCAACCGACTCGATCCAGGCAGCAAGTGCTGGATAATGTTCTTTGCGAATGATGATATCATCACCAAACACTCGAACATTACTAGCGAGCGCTTCTAACTTCTTAATGCTCACGACTTCGTGAGTATGTATCATACTGCAGAGCGCGATAAGCGCAAAGCAATATGATTGTACTGGGAAGGTAGTTGCGTTACCCATGCCGGCAAACTTCTTTAGGAGAAGCGAGCGATCGCCAACTTCTACAGAGGGTGTACGACTTTTTAAGAGTGCCGAGAGGTATCTCGGTCGATTAGCGAAAGCTGTTTCCACAAGTTCTGTGGAAAGGCGATCACTAGCCGAACTTAAATCGACAGTAACCCAGTCACCGGTAAGGGAGCCCTCAACAGCCAGAATTTGATTTGGGTGTTGAGAGTTCAGTGTAAGCATACGTGACATCACTGAGCAACGCGCTATCTCATTTCTGAGATGCGCATTAAGAGCCTGCTGAACAAATTGGTTCAGAACAGGTTCAACAGTAATCGTCCTAAGACTGTTTGAGGTCTTAGGAACTGTCACCAGCCTAGCACAGTCGCTAGTGGGGATATTGCTGATACCGTTCTCGATAAGACGGTCGCGATAAAGCCCGTAGGCCGTATCGTAGCCGATCATTTCGAGCCGATCATCTAAATCAACAAGATGAGACATAATGGCGTTCCACTTCTGGTTCGTCATATGCCCTTCAGCAACAGCGCCTGGGCCGTGTCCGCCTAAAAGCTCTTGGAAGTCATCAAGACGACCAAGAACCAAAGACGAGATACGGGAAATATGATCGCGGCGAAACGGAGCAATGCTCTGAATCTCCTCGTCACATTTCGTGAAAGTATGTTTGGCCCTCTTTTCAAGCAATTCTTGCCTGACAGGAGTTAAAGCACACTTTCGCCAAAAGAACAAGATCTGCCTTAGGAGTGAAACCCCTAAGATTGCATCACGAGTTCTATATGGCTCTCCAGTGATAGGATCGAACACAATGCAGAAGATACCTTCAAGTAATTGAGGGATCTTCATCCCAGGCCTTCTCGCGAAGCCCTGAGGACAGGCAAAGTACTCGTCGGCGAGACCCTTATCAAGGGCCTTACCGAGTTGTACAAGGGAAACTGCTAGAAAGCAGAGACCCTCGTGTTCTAAACGCGCCTCGAGCGTGACTAAGTCACGCGCAAGTCCTACACATCCAGGAAGAAATCTATTAGCATCAGCTAATAGACCTCTGAGGATACTCTTATGAGAGAAGAACTTGTCACTCTTTTTCAGTGGGTACTGTATCAGTACCTCCGATAAAGAGGAAACTCGTTTGACTCTCGTCAGGCTTTTCATCTTCCGCTCCTTGAGCTGGAGGATCCTGTGACCTGACCTTATCATCCGCGTTCGGGAGAGACGTTCTTGGTGCCAAGTTAGCACCAGTAATAGCCTCCCCCAAACGTTTAGAGAGATCACCAATAATGGTGAGAAGAATACCCAACGAAGAAAAAGCGTTGAGTGTTTTCCAGATATTCATTGAGTTCCTTTCAGAACAAAATGACCTGACTCTCCGCTAACTAAACAAGTAACTTAGGGATAGTAGGCCGCGAGGCCTCCTAAGCCCCTAAGAGACTGACGCTCGTGAGAGCGCCGCGACCAGTCTACGACTGGAAGCTGATGAAGTTAGCAACAGTGACATCACTGTCAGCGAGCGTGTCGGTGAGCGCCTTTACAAGCGCCGCCTTCGTGCTCGCGTCCCAACCAAACGCAGGGAACGACGCTGAAATGGAAACGACCGCAGTCTGCTTCGAGACAACACCCGTGTAGGGTGAAGTCGCGTTCAGGGTCTGCGAAAGCTTCATATAGTGTCGCTCTCCGCTGGAGGGGTTGCTCTGGTGATTGAACGAAAGTTGGTACCCATTAGGTACGTCCCAACGTTCAGAACCATAACCGTCGGACCGAACCACACGAAACGTGAGGGCCGGTGTCGGCGCTGAAGCAGCAACAGAGATGGGATCGATAAGTGCCATAGTCAGAGTGTCCTTTGCTGACACAAATAGTAAACCTAGACACCACGTCTAGGTCTAAAGCCACTACGGGTGCCAAGTAAGGCACCAATAATGGTAGTTTGTGTCGCACTGAGGTTGGAATCCCAGTACGACTTTACACTAGAGATACGAGGAATAGACATCCTAAGTTGATAACGAAGGATGAAATTACCAGCGTGCTTCCTGACCTGATAAGTATCATAAGTCGAGAAGACGCCGTTAATATTTCTAGACGTCGTGGTAACTAGTCTGCCTGCCATACTCGCGGAAACCACCGTATCTTCACGATACGTAGCGAATCCGTAGTTGACTGTATTCTTATCACCAGAGATGGTTTCAAGTAACTTGAGATAATCTCCGGCTCCTAAGAACCAGTCAGCTAACCATGTCCACGGGATCAAGTTATAAAGATCCAATGGCGTAGGATAGAGACCAAGTTTTCTGTCGAATAACCTTTGACGGAACCTTGGGCTATCGAGATTAGGGAAGTTTATTGCGAAGTTCGCCATTACGCGGAGTTCGCAATGCCGCACGCCTTGCTTACGAACAGTAAGGTCGTGGATTCCTTCATTACGATAGAGATTGGCACGCATAGTCGGAACGCTAGGCTCGTTTTCACGCCAAGTCTTCTTGGTGCGGAACGAGTTATCTCTCCCAATTCTTTCAACAAGGAAATTTATATCCCTGGTGATCTTTGCGGGAGAAGGTAAAAAGTCGCGAATGCCGCGAACCATACTTTCCCATCCAAACTTAAAGGATAGGTAAGCTGAACTCGCGGTCTGGTCTAAATCTCTAAGCTCGTCAAACTGGAAGCCGTAATGGCGGCCAGCAGTCGAAGCGTAGTGACGAAGAACAGTAGGATTCCGCCAATTACGAGCGGACCTAAGTAGGGACTCGAATACTCGAGTCCCAACGAGACGTTCAAAACTCATCCAGACCTGAAGGGAGCCCTGCAGCGTTTGCCGCAGGTCCTTCAATTCAGCGATCTGGTAGAACAAATCGTAAGTACGATGATTAGGATGTATCCTAGCCATCATACTGTCCGTGTACTTTTGCATTGCTGCAAGAGCACGCAGACGACAACTTGCGAGATATACCTGAACGTCCGCATTCGTGACATATACTTCAGGACCAGTGATTTGGCTTTTGTAGTAGACTTCGGTTTTAACCCGTTGTCCATTTCCAATCGCGTTAGTCACTAAGCTATCGGTACCCTTCCACGCAACATCGCGGTTCGGACTAGTCAATTTCGGGATGAATAATTCAAATTCACCCTGATCTAGAAAAGCCGGCCGGGTTTTGCGGGTTGTGTCCCGTATTGTACCATAAATAGGCTCCTGAGGGGGCTTATTCACAGTACCGCTTGTCTCAGTTCTGAAAGGTCCAGTATAGTAGTAATCAAATGCACCCGCACCTTGCGGGTTCACTGCGTACGACTCCTGGATCGAAACCCGTTGCCAGTGTTCTGTTCGAGGAACACCTTTAACGGTACAGACCTGACGACTTCGAACGATTTTGGGACCCATGTCCAAGTTAGCGACACGGTTCGGGGTATTATAGAACTGCCTGTTCACATCGAGGGCCATAGCCCAAGATCCGATCAGTTCAGGACCAAATATCCCAATCACATAACGTTCGATGCCTGAAGACCTAGCAAATAGTTCACGAGCATTTTGCCTATAGAGATCAACTCCATGGGCTTGATAGTCAACGATAGCAAGGTTAGACCCACGTATAAGGGGCTTTCCTTGTGTTGCGCTGACAGCCGGTAGGTTTCGGGGATTTCTCCGATTCTTACGAGGCATGTTCGTGACTTCCTGGTCAGTAGTGTAAAAGGCTTGCGATCGAGTCGCAGCGCCACCCGTAAGGGTGCTGTTTTCATAATTAGTAAGCATATTCGAACAAATAAAAATATCTTTTCCTTTAGGGAAGTAATATCCTTCAATGAAATCATTGCATATAGTCAATTTTATATTATCTGCTGATAGATTTTCG